CTTTTTAGATTTCCAAGCTGAAATAAAAGCGTATGGTGATGATGACGATGAGGAAGAAAAAGGCAGATTCAGCGGTTATGGTTCTATATTCAACAACAAAGATTTAGGCAATGATGTTATGATGGAAGGGGCATTTGCTAAGTCCCTTGCAAAAAAGGGAGCAAGGGGAGTCAAACTTCTTTATCAACACAAGGCAGATGAACCAATTGGTGTTCTTGATGAGATAATGGAAGATAGAAAAGGACTAAAAGTTCAAGGCAGACTTGCTATGAATACCCAAAAAGGTAAAGAAGTTTATGAACTGATGAAAATGGGAGCCATAGATGGACTCAGCATCGGTTATCGAGTTGCTCCAAAAGGTGCTATTTTTGATGAAAAGGGCAAACGTAGGATGCTCAAAGAAGTAGAACTTATGGAGATTTCTGCAGTCACTTTTCCTATGAATCCAAGAGCAAGAATCATGGGTGTCAAAGGTGAAGGCAAACACAACATTCGTGAATGGGAGGAGTTTCTGCGTGAGGCAGGGGGACTTTCGAGAAGCGAATCAAAAGTAATAGCAGGTGCTGTTATGAAGCTTTGGGATCAGCGTGAGGTTGACAGTGAGCAAAAAGATGTAATCAATTCGATTACAAATTTAACCAAAATCCTAAAAGGAGACTGAAAATGACAGAAGATGTCAAAACTGCAGTTGAAGGCATGGCTAAAGCTTTTGAGGAGTTCAAGGCTGAAAACGATGCGAAACTTGCAGAAATTGAAAAAAAGGGTTCGTCAGACCCACTCATTGAAGAGAAAATCAAAAATATTGAGGCTGATCTCGATAGATATGAAGACATAAACCAAAAACTGACTCTTGCACAACAAGAGGCAAAGCAGACAAATGAAAAACTTACTGAAATGGAAACATTGTTGAAGCGTCCAGATGTTGGTGTTGAGACAAAGGAGATAGATTTCAAACTACAAAGTTTTGATCATTATCTGCGCAAAGGTAAAGACAACATGAGTGTAGATGAGGTCAAAGCTTTAACAGTTGGTGACAATACTCAGGCAGGTTTTTTAGCACCACCAGAGTATGTTAACGAGTTGATAAAAACATTGACTGAAATATCACCTATGAGGTCGATAGCAAGAGTTAGGTCAACAACTCAAAAGTCAATTCAGATACCATCAAGAACAGCTACTTTTTCTGCACAATTTGTTGCAGAAACAGGCACACGTTCAGAAACAACAGGATACACTACACAGTTGGAAGAAATACCAACACATGAGTTGTATGCTCTAGTAGATATTTCTGAGCAAGAGCTAGAGGATTCAGTGTTCAATCTTGAGGCAGAAATGCAACAAGAATTTGCTGACCAGTTTGCAAAAGCAGAAGGTACTTCAATGGTTTCTGGAAATGCTGTAGGCAAACCAGAGGGTATTTTAACAAACTCATCTGTTGGAACCACAAACTCTGGAGATAATAGTTTGTTGAAAGCAGATGGTTTGATTGACCTCGTTCATGCTGTTAAAAGCCCATATGGTGCTAACGGAACATTTGTGTTTAATCGGACAACTTTGGCGGCTATTCGCAAGCTCAAAGATACCGCAGGACAATATGTTTTCCAAGCAGGCATGATGCTTACATCAGGTGTTCCAAATACCATTCTTGGATATCCATATGTGGAAATGCCAGATATGCCAGATGTTGCAGGTTCAGCAAAACCAGTCGCATTTGGTGACTTCAGTCGTGCATACATGGTCGTTGATCGTGTTGCTTTGAGCGTGCTACGTGACCCATTCACTCAAATAACAACTGGCATCGTTAGATATGTTGCTAGACGTAGAGTTGGTGGTCAGGTTGTATTGCCTGAGGCTATTCGCACTCAAACAATTTCAGCGTAAAGGGAGAGTGATATGAAAGACTTATCCAATACTATTGCAACAGCACTTTCTCATAAAAGTGCAGTCACAACAGCCGCATCTAATGGAACTGGGGTAGACCTACAAGGATATGAAGGTGCAACTGTTTTGGTGACAATAGGAGCAGAAGGAGATACCTTATCTGGTTCTGTTTTCTTTGAAATCGGATTAGAACATTCTGATGATAATGTTACTTTTACTGATGCCACTCAAAGTGACATTGTAGACGGAACAATTGCTTCAGATGGAGTGTTCTTGAAAATCGATGGAACTGGTACAGCAGGCACAGCAGGTAATCCAGACTCAACAGGGTCAACCTATCGTGTAGGTTACATCGGTGGAAAAAGATACATCCGCACAACCATTGCTAAGACAGGCTCACATTCATCAGGAACACCTTTAGGTACAACTGTGATAAAGAGCCATGCACGTCATAGTGGCGATAATGCCTTTGACGTTCATAACGCATAAGTAATTAGGGGCAGGGGAAACTCTGCCCTTTTTTCTGAGGAGAAAATAATGCCTATTGTTATGCTTTTTGATGTGAAGGGTTCTTGTAATGAATATGGCTCTGAGACAAGAATTTATAAAAAAGGTGAAACTCTATCCACAGAAAAGCCATGGCAACAAAATTTAGCCAAGTTATTCCTTGCAGGAGGCGTGGCTGAAGAGACCAAGGTGGTGGAACCTATGGAAAAGAAGGTGAAACAAAGGAAAAGAGCTAGAAACGCTGACGGAACGCTAAGAGGTGATGACCCATCAACTCCTGATATAAATGAAGCTTGGGAGAATAAATGACAGCAGGAAACTATTATCTGACTGTTGAGCAAGGTGCTACTTTGTCCCTTGTTATCACATACAAGGATAGCTCAGGTTCAGCCATCAATCTATCTGGTTTTACGGCAAGAATGCAACTAAGAGATGAGATTGAAAGCTCATCAACAGTTTTAACGCTTACAACGGAAAACGGACGCATTGCTTTGGGCGGTGCAAATGGAACAGTAACACTTACAGTTGCCGCAACAGATACAGCAAATCTCACAGCAGGTGACGGAGTGTATGATTTGGAATTAGTATCAAGTGGTGGTGTTGTAACAAGATTAATAGAAGGAGCCTATTCTATTGTGAGAGAGGTGACACGATGAACGATGTCATTCTTACAGGACAGACAAACTCAATAGCTGTATCAGGTGGAAACACAGTCGAGATTGCACAAATACTCAACTCAGTAACAATCGCAGACTCAACATCAGTTACAGTTCAAGAAACAGCTAATACAGTATCTATTGCAGATGTAGCTTTGAATGTAGAGATAATATCAACTAATATTGATGTAGTATCAGTTGGCGCACAAGGTCCTCAAGGTCCTAGTGGAACAGCAACCATTGGTGGAAAGAATTTACCAACGTCAGCACCATCTGATGGAGACATGATAAAATTTAGTTCATCCAGTGATGAGTTTGTTTATACCCAAGAAATAGATGCAGGAACTTATTGATGGCAAATACTATAAAAATAAAACGAAATACAAGTGATTCAGATGCTCCTACTACTTCCAATATCGCCCAAGGTGAATTGGGGTTTACAGAAGCAACACAGATTTTATTTTATAGAGATGCTTCAGATAACATACGAAAGATAGGTGGTGAGGGAGCATTTTTAAGAAGTGATACAAATGACACTTTCAATGGTAATCTTACCATCACAGGCAATCTTGATGTTCAAGGCACAACCACAACTATTGATTCCACAACAGTCAGCATTACAGACCCATTTATCAAGTTATCAAAAGATAATACAGGCAATTCCGTTGATATAGGTTTCTATGGCAAATATGTTGAATCAGCAACAACCAAGTTTGCAGGTATCGCTAGAGATGCAGATGACTCAGGCAAGTTTGTTTTGTTCGATGGATTGCAAGCAGAGCCAACTACTACAGTCAACACTAGTGGCACAGGATTCAACAAACAAACATTAAAGGCGAATATAGAAGGTAATCTTGCAGGTTCACCAACAATAACAGCCGCCACTATTGCCACAAGTTTAGATATGAATGGCAATGAGCTTATATTAGATGCTGATGCAGATACGAGCATTCATTCTAGTACAGATGATGAAATAGATATAAAGATAGGTGGTTCTGATGAACTAAAACTTACAGGTACGGCATTCTCACCTGCGACCAACGCAGGCCAAGATTTGGGAACATCATCACTCAAGTTTGGAAATCTTCATATAAATTCTCAAGTCAATACCGCAACAATATCTGCATCAAGCCAGATTACTTCTACTCTTTCAACAGGCACAGCACCTTTTGTTATAGCATCTACCACAGCCGTTTCTAATTTAAACGCTGATTTATTGGATGGGCAACACGCTCCATCAGGAGATATTGTAGGTACGAGTGATACCCAAACATTGACAAATAAAACATTAACAAGCCCTGTCCTTTCAACGCCACAGATAAATGACACAAGTGCAAATCATCAATATGTTTTCGCTGTATCTGAGTTAGCGGCAGATAGGACAGTCACACTTCCACTGCTTGGATCAGGAGATACGTTTGTTTTTGCTAATCATACTCAAACATTAGACAATAAAACAATAGATGGAGGCACATACTAAAATGGATAATAACACCATGCTAACTGCCATGGTTGCATCACATGAACAGTATTTAGGAGAACTACTAGGAAGGTATTTGGAAGCACAAGCCAAATTGAGGGTTGCCGCACAACAGATAAAAGAGTTTGAAGAAGCTAAAGCACTTTTCGAAAAACAACAAGAACAAGTCAAAGAAGCGCAAGCTACTCTACAGGCGGTATCATCAAACAAAGATGCGTTTGAGCAACAGAACACAAATTTGTTAGAAACGGTCACTATAATAAAAGGGCAAATTGCAGATTTAAAAACTGCTTTGCAACTGGAAAAAGAAACGCGATTGAGGTGGGAAGAAAGATACAAAACCACACTCAAAAAAAGAGTTAGACCCAAAAAGGAAGATTGAGGTGCTGAGTGGCGAACACAATACAAATAAAACGCTCATCAACAGCATCAGATACCCCATCTGCAAGTGATTTGGCAGTTGGTGAATTAGCCGTCAATACAGCAGACGCAAAACTATTTACAAAACATACTGATGGCACTGTTAAAGAATTAGCAGGTGGAGGTGGTGGTGGAAGTGGCATGCCAACATCAGGTGGAACTTTCACAGGTGATGTAACATTTAGCGATGATGTTAAAGCGATATTTGGCGATGGAAGTGACTTATCGATACGTCATATATCTAGTTCTGGTCACAGTATA